CTTTTTTGACGTCGAGGAGGAGGAGTGCTGGTCGCGACGAGCCTTCATCAGGGTAAAATACGCACCACGTCGTAATCGCTGAAAAGTCAGATGTTTCTTTTTTCGTGTACGCTGTGTCATACGACTGAATAACGTATTGCATTTGCGGTACTTCTTCTTTGTCCCATTTTTTCCACCATTCCCGCTTAAGTATAGCACCTTCTTCAGAAGTCGGATTTTGCATCCACTGGGCTTCCCATTTACTGACTGGAATGGATGCTTTTACTCCTTCTAGCTCTTCTAACTTCCAATACTCAGGCCATAGCGGTGTGTGAGTTTCAGGAAAAATAGCAGGAAATTCTACGACTTCCCACTGGTCTGCGTGTTCTTCTACCTGTCTGCTAAGTAATCTCCCTGTTAAGTCCTTGGTCGACCATCGCGTCATCACAATTACAATAGCCCCGCCCGGTTGTAGTCTCTGTCTGGGTCCAGAGGAATAATAATCCCACGCGTTGTCTAAAGCTGTTAATGAAAGCGCGTCTTGCTCTGAGTGAATGTCATCCAACACCAATAAATCTGCACCACGTCCTGTTACCGCTCCGCCTATTCCTGAGTAGAACGCTTCTCCTCCACCATTGGTTTCCCAACGCCCGGCAGATTTTGAATCCGCTTTCAGTCGGACGCCCGGAAAGACACTTTGATAAGCGTCGGAGTCAATAATATCACGCACCTTTCTACCAAAACGAAACGCCAGTTCGGCGGTGTGCGTTATTTGCATGACCTTTAACTTAGGATTACGGCCCAAGACCCACGAAGGAAAGAACGTTGACGCAAATTCAGACTTAGTATGTCTAGGAGGCATGTTAACAATAAGGCGTTTAAGCTCTCCGCGAGCTACTCGTTCGAGTTTTTCAGCAAATATTTTGTGGTGTTGTCCTTCTACGAAGTCTGGCCACATGTGTTTTACATAACGAATGAAGTTATCGTACCCTTCTCGCTGAAGAGTCTTAGCATCTAAAGCTTCTGTTAGTTCTAGTAGGTGTTTTGTTGCGTCAGGGTATCGTTCGGCTAATTGTTCCAAGTTAATGTCGTATTTTGATTCCATTATTTAGGCGACCCCGATGCCAGATTTTTTGAAAATTTTAAAATTTTTTGGGACATATTGTTTTTGGACACTCCCATATTGAATTGGCAAAACAATTTTGTCAAATTTTTTGATATCTCTCTCCCTGTCTGTTTTCTTCTTTATATACAAACTCACTCGCTTCGCTCGTAAGGGGGGATAGGGGTCATAGTTTCATTGATACAGATTCAATGTAACAGATTCAATGTAATGCAAATAGTAACCCAGGTCTTATAGGTATTTGTCATTACTTTCATTCTATTACTTTCATTCTATATCATTCAAGCTATGACCCCTATCCCCCCTTACGAGCGAAGGGCGAGCGAAGCGAGCCAAGGCGGACACACACGCGGAAAGGGTTGACAGTATGGGATATATAATATAAAGTAAATGTATTCATTAATCATAGGAGAAATAAAATGAAGTTAAAGATAAGTATGTTCAACAACAATGGCCAAGAAGTAGCCAAGGCAATTGAGCCTAACTGCTCTAGCCTAATAATCAATGGCATAGTATGTGTGGCTAATGGTTCTATAGTAGAGGAGACACCTTTTCTAGAAGATCATGAAGCCGAGCATGGACCTATCCAGATTCAGAACTCAGAGGTGTTGAACTAATGTTTGAAATTATGCTAATAGTCGCTCCATTCTTTGTACTAACTGTACTACTTGTTTGTTCTATTTACATAGGAGGTAGCAAGTAATGGCTAGATCATGGGGACAAGAAGAGAAACTAACTGTTAATGAGATTCAATTGACAATGGATATCATGCTCACAAAAGCACAACACGAAGAGGAGGCCAAGAACCTTGGTTGGGCTACCCAATCTTATGGAGCAGTAGAGTTAAGAACTATTGTTGAGAAGTTAGGTAGCATGGCTTACTGGTTGGGGAAGAACGGTGAACTTTAATATCTGTCCGAAGTGCGCCGGCAAAGGTTACATCTTTGTCGTCGGCGAACCACACGAGGACATTAACAAAGTGACTTGCGAGAACTGTGAAGGCCAAGGAGATATGTCTATAGTCAAATAACTTTTTAAGAAGGGCGGATAGTTGAAAGATTATCCGCCCTTTTTTTATGCCCCAGCAGCCAGGGATCCGCCGTGGGAACTTTAGATAGAACAGACAAGCAAGCAACGGCTAACTCTCTTTGATTCTAAGTAAAGGTAGTTTTTCTATTACGAAACTTCCACCTTGACTTAGAGAGAGTTAGCCGTTGCTTGCTTGTCTCGGGCGAGCGAAGCGAGCCAACATTTTGGTTGACAGTATGGGATACATTCTATATAATTATTGAGTGTAGTTAGGTCGACACGGATAAAACTATAGTGCCTAACTACACACTTTAATAACCAATAGGAGAGATGATATGACCATTAAGAAACTTAATAAAGCAGAGCGCGAAGTGCTTGCTAAAAGAATGGCTAGAAAGATCGAGGCTAAAAACCTTGAGAACTTTGAGTCTAATGCAAAAAGGAAGCCTCACTTTGTGGCGCTTAAAAAATGCATGAAGGATCAAGCACTTGCTGAAACAAAACAAACGGAGGCAATTAATCGTGTTACAGAGTCTTTAAAGACGTTCAATGATTCCCTTAGTAAAAGCAAGGCTAACTTTACAGTAAGTACTGATACCGATTACCCAAATCGCAAACAAGTAATTACCTTTAAGGCTTTGGGAAGTGGTCATTACAGTTGGAGATCTAATCTTGAAACTGAAATTGCTGATGACATTCTTATCATGAGTATTGAATGCGATACCCTTGATGAACTGACTGCTGAAGTTGAGAAGAGATATCTGCTTTAGCCAGACTAACTTAGAATTAGGGGCGACGAAAGTTGCCCCTTTTTTTGTGCCTATCCCCCCCGTCACCAGCAGGATCTCTGGGCTGCGGGCTAATTAGATAGAACAGACAAGCAAGCAAACCAAGGGCTTCGCCTTTAATCTTGGTTTGCTTGCTTGTCAAGGGTCGTCGCGCGAAAAGAAAAGATAGACAAGCTATGGGATATAACTTATAATATATCTTTACACAATAGGAGAAAATATGAACTATCCAATCTGGAATATAGTTACAAGTTGCATCTACAAAGCAAACAAATCATACGGAGTCAGAGAGACTGGAGAAGTAGAAGTGCGGATCGGAACAGGTCTGAACAACAGCTTCGAGTTCGTCAAACATTACACCACACACCGCAAACTGGAAGATGGTTCAAGAGAATACAGATTCTATGTCGATGGCAAATGCCTCAAGACTGCAACAGTCGACAAAGGTATAATGACAGGCCCGATTATCATCAACAATCAACTGGACTCAGCGCCAGTAACCTAACACCCTCCTATGGTGGGAAAGGGGTAGTTCTTCGGAGCTGCCCCTTTTTTTGTGCCTCACCTATTGCTACGTTTTGATGACCCGCCTGGCTGCCTGGGCTGGAACATATTAGATAGAACAGACAAGCAAGCAAACTACCCTATCAATTGGTCTTTGGTCCTACCTCTTACGAGGATCACTAATTGTTTTTGGACCAAAGACCAATTGATAGGGTCGAAGGCAAACAGACCTGGGACTTTTAGACCATGGTCGGCCAACTCCCGGGCTTGCTCCGCTCCGTAGATGTGAAGCTGAGATTTACGAGGGTTGCTCTCCAAGAGACGCTTGACCAAGATGAAAGCACAAGAGTTTTTACGCTCTTCATGATATGCAATCTGGTGTGGAGAGAGATTTACTTTGTTACTTTTAGTTACCTTCAGCTCAGTTGTAAAATAGATACCGTCTTTAGTCGCGCCTAGAACATCAGGAATTCCATGATTAACCCTTGACTCCAGCCTTATCCACGAAAACGCAGTTAAGTTTTTTCTCATCTGTTGCCAAAATAATTTTTCAGGTTGTGCCACAGTAAAAGATTATACATTAGGACATTAAATATTGCTTGCGTATATGGGACATATAATGTAATGTAGATAGTGGAAATCTAATAACGAGGAACGAATATGAAAAACAATGTAACAAGTATTAAGAAAAAATCTGGCGACGACATAGTAACAGATTTAGTAGCAAATCTAATGGAGGCCCACATTAAAGAGTGGGAAGCAAATTCAGGAAAAGAATTTAATCCAGTCATAGGATTGTATGATGAAGTTTACTGGTTGGCTTTTATCCACCTAAGTGCCATCCCAGAAAAATATACTGCTAGAGCTATCGGCATAATAAATGACGCTATTGGTACTGCCGCAAGAAATGTAACCAACTGCCAGGACTATCATGACGAAGAAGACAATGAGTAAATACTGCATATGGTGTGATGAAGCCATCATAGGAGAAAGAAAGAATAACAAATTGTATTGCTCTGACAAGTGCGTCGGGGACAGGCACACAGCGGATAACAAGAACGAGGGTTTAGGCCCCGTGGACTACAAAGACCACCCCAACGGAGCGAGAGAACAAGGAGTACCCGAAGGCGGATTGCCTTGGGAAGTGCAATGCGCTCTTGACTTAGAAGAAGACTCTCCACAGATAACGGAAGACCAATTGTACATAGCGAAATGTTTAGGATCACTTCCGGTAGCTAAATACAGCGACGGCTCACACTATGTTACAGGCAAGAGAAATATGTTAAATAAGTCTGTTTATTTTCACGAATTATTAATGAAAAAAGGAAAGAGGAAATAATATGAAAGGAAGATCAAGACAAGGCGGAAGACAAGAACAGCCACACAGAAATTTAAGACAACAGAAAAAGAAAAAAAGATTTCTTAACAAACAGTTAAACAGAGAAAGACCAACTTGTACAAATGAAGGTCAATGCTCATGCGGGCAGCCTCTTAGCAACCCAACACCTGACTGTTATTCGCACATGACCCAAGGCTATTAAAATGAGTAAGAAATTAGAAAGACTTTTAAAAGACAAACTAGCAGAGAAAGGTGTTAGTAAAGAGTGGGTAAAAGACAAACTTATAGTTGATTTTGGTAATGATGAGGAGTCCGACAATGAGCGATAACATCAACCCAGATCATTACAAGGACAGCGATATCGAATGCATAGATGCTATTGAATCCAGCATGACTCCCGAATCATTCCAGGGCTATCTCAAGGGCAGTATTTTTAAATATCTTTGGAGGTATGAGAAGAAAAACGGCCAAGAAGATTTGAATAAAGCCAGGTGGTTTTTAAAACGATTAATAGAGGAGACAAATTAATGGATAAAACACTATTCGATAAAATTTGGGAAGAGGCAGGAGATGTTTTTGATGGAATACAAGTAATAGAATCTAAAGTAATCAATAGACCTGTTAGATATTACGCCTTCCCTTACAGAGACGGAGTGCCCATAATTACTTTACACGATGATGAATGGAGAATCATGAGTGATAGAAAATTACATAAACAACTTATAGGTGAAATAATAAATGAAATCACAAGTTCTTTATAAGGATAAACTTCCCTGTTCTCCTTTACTGCATTTCAATTCTGACACGGAGGGCCTGATTGAATGGACATGGCGTACGTCTCCTCCTGAAGCTGTCTACTGGAAAACCTACCGAGCTAAAAAAAGAGATCTGAGAATACTATCAAAAATTTCCCCCCAACAACGCACGTTATTAATTGATGAACTTTACGAAGACATCATTAACAACGAGTATCCTAAAAAACTTAAACAACCAAAGGTAAGAAGACTATGATAAGAATGAAAGCAACATTAGACGAGGCACAGGCAACAGCAGTAGTGCAGATATTTAGAAGAAATCAACTACAAGACTTAATAGTATTTTTGAGGGTCTATAGTGTATCTAAAAAACACGCATATAAATTATGCTTAGATTGTCCATTAGATAGCCATGCCAGGGTCCAGGCGAAGCTGCTGGATGTTTCACCGACTTTAGTAGAGACAGACAAGCAAGCTATAGAGTCTATTATTTGGGAAGAGTACGATGACTCAGTATGACATTCAAGTAGAAAAAAGACGGTCCGACATTGAAAAAGAAAGATGGGACAAACAAGTAAAATATATCCACATTAACAACGGAATAATGGAAATAGCTTATAATAACGGGATCAAAGAAATTACTTGCCTTCGATAATTACTGCATCTTCAACTTCTAAGAGAGGTTTATAGTCTCCTAAAAGTTTTTTGATCCTGTTCTTAATTTCTATTTCACTTAATGACTCTAGAGTTCCTGTGCGAACTTCTTTCCTTTCCACATACAGACCCGCAGCTCTACCTCTTTGTACTTCAGCAGAAACCGCAGCCGTTAAGTTTCCTTTATCCAGGGCCTTGTCTCTTATCTTAGCTAACTCTCTGACGTGCCTACCAAAAGTAACTTCATATTTTTTATCCAGCTCACCCTGGAGCTCTTGTATGTAACGAACCACAAGCGGGTATTTCTGAGGATTAGTTAACTCTGAAGCTCGGACAGCCGCAGAAGTCTCTGCGTAGCCAGCGTCCAAAGCACACTCTGTCTGAGTTTTAGACCCGTCGTTGTAAACATACTCTTTAGCAAACCTAGCTTGCTTTACAGTTAAATGTTTTTCGTTTCTTCCTGAGATATTTCCTGAGATTCCTTTTGGCATTTTTTATTTTTCCATCTTTGGAATGTTTCAGTCTCTAGATCCCAAAACAAACCTTTGTAACAACTTTCTTTCATGACGAAGATTATATACCAAAGTAATAAAAAGTATGTAATTTTTCCTCACTTCTGTCAGGTTAGACGGCAGGCCCTGTTCTATAAGGGTTTCTTATCTTTCCTCACCTGGCCTCACTTCTGCAAAGTTAGCTGGAAACCCTTATAAGAGCTATATTCTCAGCACTTCTAACCTGAAAAATTAAATTTCTGTAAATATTTTGTATTTAGAATGTCTTTCTGTAAAAAATAGAAGTGAGGTGAGGTTTTGTTATATAGGGTAACTACAGATCGTAATAGAATCAATAACTTACAGTCTCACCTTGCCTAAGTTAGAAAAAAATTATTGTGAGTTAAATCAAGGACTTAGAGCTAACTCTTAAATGCGATCTCAGGTGAGGTCTTTGGTCCTTTGTCCTTCGTCTATTGTATATATCCTATATATTCACTATAATATTACCATGAATATATTTATGACCGACCCCGATCCATACATTTCCGCCATCAGTTTATGCGACAAACACATCCCAAAAATGGTTTTAGAGTCCGCACAAATGTTATCAACTGCTCAAAGAGTATTAGGAAATGAAGACTCACGACTTTATAAAATAGCCCATAAAAATCATCCCTGTTCAATTTGGGTAAGATCATCTGCTTTAAATTATTTATGGTTATACGAGCACTTTCACTCTCTCGCTAACGAATACCAAAAAAGATTCGACAACAAAGAACATTTATCTTGGGTCAAATTAGGAAATGTTTTAAATACTTCTCCTACTGCCTTGCGTGGCAACGCTACAGGAACTATATCGGACCCGGCGTTGGCTATGCCCGACGAATATAAAGAGAGTTGCCCATACCAGTCTTACAGAAACTACTTAGTAGCGGAGAAAAGTGGATTTGCGAAATGGGAAAGAGGGACACCTGCGCCTGTTTGGTGGGTCTAACCGCCGCCGGGAGGTCCTGCTAATTTTTTAGATAAACCACGTTGTGCGCCTTTCTGCGCCATGTTCAAGGCAGACATTACCCCGTAAACCGCAGGCATACCACCTGATTGGAAGGCTTTTTTCATTAAAGGCATACCCATTTTTTGAAAAACCGCCGACGTACCGAAGCTCGCAAGACCTTGGGCCATGTTCTGTTTACCTTGGAGTACATTCATTAACGAGCCAACTCCTTTTTGTTGCGTACGCGAAAGACCAAGACCTTTATTACCGATTGCTTTATGTATAAGTGCGCTTTTTCCCACCTTTTTTAAAAAAGCTCCTTTGTCCTCTGCTCTTTGATAGCCTTTTACTAGTTTACCCATGAACACAGCATTGGCAGTTGCTGGATGCATTTTTGCTATGTTTCCAAGAAACTTTCTAAGCTTCGGAGGAAAAGCATTTTTAAGCTTCGGACCGAGCGTACCGCCAAAGATCCCTGTCTCTGGTTGAAAAGGTGTAGGTGCTGTAGGACTTAAAGAAGAAATACCACCGGGGTCTAAAAAAGAAGGATCCATTCCCATTTCCGCGTACTTACCAAAAGTTTCCATGGGGTCTAGTCTATCCGCAATGCCTACTACTTCTTCAACTCCCTTGTGGTCTGCGCTTTCTCCTGCCGAACCACCTTTTGTTAAACCATAACCACCAGGAATAGAAGTATTTGTGTTTGAAAAATTATATTTTCCCCCAGGAGCGTTGTAATCAGAAGCTGTTCCGGGTAAACCAAAGTTTCCTGGGCTAAACCCTCTGCCAATCAGGCCTTGTTGCCAATCTGTGCCGAAATTCATCATTCTGATTCCGCCACCACCGTAGCCTTTACCACTAAAGTCTGTTCCGAAACTTCCGCCGCCGTCGCCGCCCGGTCCCATTATGTACTCTTGCTTTTCATAGTAGGAGATTCTATCACAGAATTATAGCGTTGTACTTGCCTTGGCCTATAGCCTTGGTCCACCGCCCGTAAGACGATTAACTTCCGTTGTATAGAAGACAGAGTGTTCCAATCGCGTATCTCTAATGCCGTTCGTCCACAGCCCTTACACGTATCGTCACCCCATT